TCATCTCTACCTTTGACGGTGGAGGCGTTTCCAAGGCAATCAACGAATTCAAGAACCTTGAAGGCGCTGGCAAGAAAGCCCAGTTTGCTATCAAGAAAGCAGCCGTTCCTGCAGCTGCAGCATTGGCTGGTTTAGCCGTCGTTTTAGGCGACGCTGTCTCGGGCGCTATTGAAGACGCTGCAGCGCAAGACCTGCTCGCTAACAGCCTCAAAAAGACCACTGGCGCAAATGACGCACAAATTGCCAGCGTCGAGGACTGGATCACGGCGCAAGGTCAACTGCTCGGAATCTCGGACGACAAATTGAGGCCAACTTTGAATCGGCTCGCCAGGGCAACTGGTTCAGTTACTACGGCGCAAGAGTTGGCTACTCAAGCCATGGACATTGCAGCAGCCACCGGCAAACCACTGGAGACCGTCGTAGGAGCACTAGAAAAAGCCTATGGTGGCAACCTTGCAGCCCTAGGCAAACTGGCTCCTGAATACCGTCAGATGATCAAGGACGGTTCAACCTTTGAAGACGTCATGTTTGCACTTGCTCAGACCACTGGTGGCGCAGCTGCAGATGCAGCCGAAACGACAGCAGGCAAGTTTGCTCGACTGAAACTTGGTTTTGACGAAACAAAAGAATCTATTGGTGCAGCGTTGTTGCCAGCCGTTGAAAAGTTGTTGCCGTACCTGCAGAAGTTTGCAACATGGGCACAAGACAACCCACAAACATTTATGATTATCGCAGGAGCGTTAGCAGCAATAGCAGCGTCCATTGTCGCCATCAACGTTGCTATGGCACTCAACCCAATTGGGCTGATCACCATTGGCGTCATTGCTCTTATTGCTGGCCTTGCCATTGCCTACAAAAAGTTCGAAGGATTCCGAGAAATAGTTGATGGCGTATTTGGCGCAATCAAATGGTGGATTAGTAACGTGGTCATTCCACAGTTCAACCTGATGCTCACAGTGTTTAAAACCATTTTTAATGGCATTGCAGCCGTTTGGAATAACACCATCGGCAAGTTCTCTTTCACTGTGCCGTCGTGGGTGCCCGGTATCGGTGGCAAAGGTTTTGCTATGCCTGACATCCCGATGTTGGCTGCAGGTGGCATTGTCACCAGCCCTACTCTTGCGATGATTGGTGAGCGTGGGCCTGAAGCCGTAATCCCCCTCGATCGTATGGGTGAAATGGGTGGTGGTGGCACGACTGTCAACATCAACGTGAACGGTGGCGACCCTCAATCCGTTGTGAACGCTCTACGCACCTACATGCGCCAAAACGGTTCTGTCCCTATCCGTGTGAGCAACATCTACTAGCCATGGCTCTGCAGATTTATGAAGTGTCCTACTCGACAAATGGTTCTAGTTGGACGGCGCTCACCAATGTTCAAAGTTTCAACTTCAATGCAGGGCGTGTCTCACAGTTAGACCAAATCAAAACAGGCACAGCCACTGTTGAGATGCGCTACCCCACTGGCTACGCCTCACCTATCACGGCTTTGGTTTCAGGAACGCAGCTGCGAATTAGAAACGTCACGCCCTCAATAACCACCAAACTGATTTGGACTGGCTTCATCTCTGACGTTGGTGCTCAGTACGGCATTCCCTATGCAGGTGGTGTAGGGCAGGCTGACTTTTTGACTATTCAGGCTGAAGGTTCGTTTGCTCGTTTTGGCCGTATGCAAGGCAACAACTATGCGATGGCTGCAGGAAACATCAACACCCAGGTGGCCTCATCAAACGCACAGACAGGTTTGACGCTACAGGTGCAGCCACTATCCACTGTTGACCCAACCCCGGTATTCAACGGCACTTTGAGCGCAACTACGGTCAGTAGCACTTGGGGAGATTGGGTCGCTCGTGTCTGTCAAACCCTCAACGCACGTCTGTGGGAGTTAGGCAACAACGCCATCATTGTTAGCCCTTTTGCTACTAAGGCTCTCAATCCACCAAGTTTTAGCGATGTAAGCAATGTTGGCAACATACAAAAATACAATCAGATCAGTTTTGACAGCCTTGCCGATAACTACTACACACAGGTGACCGTGACCCCAGAAGGTTTTAGCGCAGCCACAGTTACCCAGGCTGGCGCTACTACTCCGTATCGGGCGTATCAAACAAACACGCTCAACGCCAGTACCAGCCAAGCCACAGACTTTGCTAATTATCTGCTTGCTAACTACGGCACAGCTCGTTTTGCTATTAGTTCTTTTACTTGTTCAGCCGAGGCACAAGCGCAAAACTATCTTGATTTTGTGGGCTGGAATACTGACCTGACTACTTGTGCTGGTACGCAGGTGGCCGTTACTTTTCGTGGGACTACTTATCAGTGTTTGGTTGAGGGTGTGAGGGTGTCTGCTACTCCTGCTGGAGCTGTGTATACATTCTTTGTGTCGGGTGCTGATCTAAACTCTTACTTGATACTTGATAATTCGACCTTTGGTAAACTCGACTCAAACAGATTGGCATACTAAACATGGCTACACCACCAGATTTCACCACAGGGGCTGTGCTTACAGCAGCGCAAATGAACGCCGTCGGGCTTTGGGAAGTTGCTTCTGCTTCTTTTACAAGCATCACAGCAGCATCGCCGTTAGTGATTTCTAATGTTTTTACAACGGATTACCCTCACTACAAAATCGTCATGTCATGGACGCAGGCCACAGCAGCAGGTTATTTGAACATCAGATTACGAAACTCAGGAGGGCTAATTAGCACTTCTACTTATGACACTCAAACACTAGAAAATTATTCGACAACCGTGGGTGCTAGTGGTTCTCTAAATCAAAGCGCATGGATAAACCTTGCTTACAACTACAACCTTGGCTTTCAATCGTTTTTCAATGCCGACATTATTTTTGCCACAGTTGCCCAGCCAACAGGGCTAAACGGAACAGGAATGACCAAGCGCACAGGTGGTGGTGGAAACTACATGTATGTCCAATGGAACACAAACATGGAAAACACAGCGACCATTGCAACAGGACTCAACATTTACCCTGACGGTGGCGCAATGACAGGCTCATACAAAATCTATGGATACAGGAACTAAACAATGACAACACCAAAACAAACCGTCCACGACTGGTCAAGTGGCTCGCTAGTCATAAGTGAAACAGACACAGAAGAGGCACCCGAAACCATTACACAAACACCAAGCACCGATGAAACGCCTAGCCCTGCTTAGCCTGCTCGCCATCACCCTCACAGCCTGCTCAGACCGTACAAAAGTGAACTGCGAACGCACCAAAAACAAAGCACTCACAGTACAAACCACCAACCAAATCGGAGGAGACCGTTGTGGCTGAAAAAATGACCAACGAACAAATCAAGGCTCGCATCATCATGACCGTAGCCGTAGGGCTAACCGTCGCATTCGTCATGTCAATCGGTGCACTGCTCTACGGCCTGCTGTTCGTAGTGCAACCCATCGAGCAAGCACCCAACGATGCTGAAGCATGGGCAGTGCTCTCCCCAATGCTCATGACCCTCGCCGGTGGCCTCATCGGCGTACTCGCAGGCAACGGCCTCAAAGACAAACCGAAAGACCCACCAAATGCCTCGTAAATACCCCTATTACCCAGTGACCGAACCCGGCACAGGCAAACTTGCAGGAACAGAAAAGTTCATGCAGCTCTGCATACGGCGCTACCCCTCTTTCACCAATTTGGGCACATGGGTAGTACGAAACATCCGTGGAGGCAAAACCCTCAGCACACATTCCTTGGGTGTGGCTGGTGACGTGGGGTATCCCAAGACCAGAGCAGGCCGTGCACAGGCTAAAGAACTGTGGGATTGGCTGATTGAGCACTCAGAAGCCCTAGGACTGTGCGAACTGCATGATTACGCATTTGGGGACTACGGCCGTGGTTATCGCTGTTCTAGAGGCGAAGGGCAAAAAGGCGTGAAAATCTTTACAGCAACCGACAACGCAGGTTCAATAGGGGGCGCATGGCTTCACTTTGAACTCGAAATGGATTTGGCAAAAGACGCTAAAGCGCTCGAAGCAGCATGGCGAGCGTTGCCAAAACCCAACTCAGACAAGGCATAGCCAACTCTGACAGGCTCTAGGCGTGGCGTGTTTCCCTCCTACGCCTAGGGTCGCATTCGCCACCTAGCCACATAAATCGGTAATACTTGACCAAACTCAAATCTGATAGTTCAGGCCATAGGCCACCCGGCACCATCGGGGAACTTGGGGATTGCCAAACAAAGATTCTGCAGGTTGACAAAATTCATCATGGCTTTCACGCTATTCATTGCCCTACTCGCACCAGCACCAGCAGCTGCAAAAGAACCATGGAACCACCCCATGCCCAAAAAGTGGTACATCAGTTTGGCGCAGTGCGAGACTGGCAATAATACGCAGCATCGCACACGATCGTATGTTTCGGCGTTTGGTATCTACAGACAAACGTGGAACAACTGGTCAGACACTTCAGACCGTAAAGCGCACCTGCTCACTTTTGCTCAGCAAGCAAGGGTGGTGGACAAAATCGCCTATAAAGGACACACCGAAAATGGTCGCTACCGATACCCGGTCGGGCTGTACGGCTGGGGCGCTATAAAGAACAACTGCAACGGCCTGAACGACCAACTTTGCAAATCCAACCACCCATCTGTTATAAAAATACGGCGCTGCAAATAGCGCATTAAGTCAGTGAGGGAAACAATGACACATTCAGAAGCACTACAAATCTTGGGTCACTTGGCCGTCAAGTTAGAAATGCAAATGCGTTTCGAAGAACGTCAAGCCGTCGAGTATGCAATAGGCAAACTGACCACGCCAAAAAAAGATGATCCAAACGCACTAGCACAGATGATTCTGGACGCTGCAAAGCAAGCATCAGACCTTCACGCAAAAGGTCTCATCTGATGGCCGTCAACTATCACCATGAAGACTGCTACCTGGGCAAAGAAAAGCCTGGGTTCCCTACTAGGGATTGTCGCCAGTGTGAACTGCTAGACAACATCACAGCCTGCAAAGAAACAGTTGCCAAACTTGAACACACAACGCAAGTAATGATGAAAACAATCAGAGAACTTGAAAAAGAATGTGACCGTTTAGAAAGGCTTTACTCCAATGGCGTTCAATCTTGAAGACTACGAACCAGTAGCACACCGACTCGACAGATGGCTCAAAGACTGCCATGTGCGAAGCGTCCAACCAAGGGTCATCACCGATCTAGTTCACTACCTGCAAAACTCAGCCGTCTTCTCAGCATCGCTGTACGAAAATGACGTGCTCATCGCTACAGGCTGGGCTGAAGAGATTCGTGGTGAAGGACACATCAACAAGACCAGTCACCTTGAGAACTGTGAGACTGGCGCTGTTGGCCGTGCGTTGGCTAATGCCGGGTATGCAGGTTCCGATCTCAACAAACGCCCTAGCCGTGAAGAGATGTCAAAGGTGCAGCGTGTGACCACGACCAGCGCCGATGGTGTCACGACGGAACGCCCAGCGAACGCCCCAAGCGACAAACAGGTGTGGCTATACAAGAAGTTGTTGAAGGAGGCAGGCAAGTTGCCCCCACTTGACCTGCCAAGCATGGACAAGTTCCAAGTCTCTAAAGCCATTGAAGCCCTCAAGAACAATGAGCCTGAAGAAATCCCACTGCCCGAGGAGGAGCCGTTCTAATGGCTGAAATAAACCCTGGCATTCGTGTCTTGTCTTGTGGCTGTCTGTTCAACACCAACAAAAAGACCAAAACTTGTCACATTTACCCATGCACGGAAAATTGCAACAACCTTGCAATGGCGTTAGCAATGGCTCAATCTGATGGTCAAGAAATACAACACGTTTGGGAAAATAATGACTGACTTTCTCTCTTTGGTCATCATGGTGTTTGCCGTGTTCATGACTGGACTTCTACTTGGTCAGGCAGGCAAGAAATGATGCCCTACGGCCTAAACGGTGCCTGGCATTACCCAGATTGCACAGCCACAACTAACTATGACCCTGACTGCGACTGTGTAGGCAACATGGCAAAACAACTTGCCATTGTCGTTGAGGAATGTGGCAGGCTCATGGCAATCAACCGACAACTCAAAAAGCAGCTTGACAATGCCACCAATGCACGACGCTTCTGAACGTCTGTTCCAAGACAAGGTTGAGCAGATAGCCAAAATGAACGGCTGGCTCATTTTCCACGCCTCCCCACACCAAGTAAGACCCGGTGTCTTTAGGTCAGACGGCAAAGGATTCCCCGACCTTTGCATGGTGCACAGGACTAGGGGTTTTATCATGGCCGAACTCAAATCCACCACTGGACGCCATTCAAGTAAGTCATCACAAGTAATGGGGCGCACTGCTCTACCCACGTCTCCGTGTGTTTCACCTGCAGAGTGCAATTCCCTACGAGGCCATGGGTCTCTCAGTTGTGGGGGCATGGTTATTCTTTCCAGAACCACCTGAGTGCGACAATAGCGCATACCAGTATCGAGCCGTAGTAAACCCATAGCCATTTGGCGCTCATAGTTGGTACTGCTTGAATTGGTGGAGAGGTATCTTCATGAACCATTCTGTGTCTGTGTGGATGGTTGGTTTCTTCACAAGCGTGATGTCTTGCAGGCTGTCTGGGCTTACCACAAGGGCTTCGGTGCGTTCAGTGTTGAGCATCACGAAGAACACATAGGGTTTGCATTCGATGAACTTCACCTTTCGTGCTGCAATGTGCACTGTGGAGAATGGGAAGTGATGACCTGACCAGCCGTGCTTTATTTCGACTTCTACGCCACATGGGATGCCGTTGTATTCGCCTACAAGGTCTATGCCGTACAGGTCGGTATTGACAGTCAGTTTGAACTTGCCTCCTGATTCACGCTCTAGGAATGTGATCACGTCATGTTTGCAGTTGTCGTCTGCGTCGTACTGTGCCTGGCTGAACTGTTTCAATGTCATTGGGCTTCCCTCCCTAGTCGTGCTGCGATGAGGTCTAACTGGTTTGGTCGCCACACATAATGTTCTATGCCTGACGCCAGTAGAGCCTCGCCCCACATCATTTGATCATGTGAGAGGCGTCCAGTGGTGGATTTGAGTTCTGCCATGATGAAACCCCTTGTTCTGTGCACCATGCAGAGGTCGGGGAATCCTTTGCCGTCTGACCTAAAGACACCGGGTCTTACTTGGTGTGGGGAGGCGTGGAAAATGAGCCAGCCGTTCATTTTGGCTATTTGCTCGACTTTGTCTTGGAATAGGCGTTCAGAAGCGTCGTGCATTGGTGGCATTGTCAAGCTGCTTTTTGAGTTGTCGGTTGATTTGCATGAGCCTGCCACATTCCTCTGCGACAATGGCGAGTTGTTGAGCCATGTTGCCTGCACAGTGGCAGTCAGGGTCGCTGTTTAGTTTGGCTGTGCAATCTGGGTAGTGGTATTGCCCATTCAGGCAGTAGGGCATCATTTCTTGCCTGCCTGACCAAGTAGAAGTCCAGTCATGAACACGGCGAACACCATGATGACCAAAGAGAGAAAGTCAGTCATTGTCAACCTTCCACAGTGCTGCAAGTTGCCTGCTGAGTTCGTCAATGCGTGCCTGCATTGTTTCTACCTTGCGTAGTAGTTCGTTGCGTTCGTTAATGACGTCTGCTAGATGATCACGCAGTGTTCCGTTGTCGCTCATCAGATTGAGCCTTTCATGATGTTGCGTAACACGTTTGTGTCACCTGGGTAATAGCAATAGTTGACAATGGCTGCAATGTCATTTTTTGAAAGGTAGTTGTGGTCACCAAACTGCAGACTTGCAAGCCGGTCATGCAATTGCTGAACACCCAAACCCCTATCGGTCTGGCTTCGAAAGTGCATTGCTGTTTTGTTCACAAATGCTTTGCGTGAGTTGTCCATCAGAACGGCTCCTCCTCAGGCAATGGCACTTCTTCAGGCTCATTGTTCTTGAGGGCTTCAATGGCTTTAGAGACTTGGAACTTGTCCATGCTTGGCAGGTCAAGTGGGGGCAACTTGCCTGCCTCCTTCAACAACTTCTTGTACAGCCACACTTGCTTATCGCTTGGTGCGTTCGCTGGGCGCTCAGTAGTGACACCATCGGCGCTGGTCGTGGTCACACGCTGCACCTTGGTCATTTCTTCACGGCTGGGGCGTTTGTTGAGGTCTGAGCCTGCATACCCGGCATTAGCCAACGCACGGCCTACAGCGCCAGTCTCACAGTTCTCTAAGTGGCTGGTTTTGTTGATGTGGCCTTCACCACGAATTTCTTCTGCCCAGCCTGTAGCGATGAGCACGTCATTTTCGTACAGCGATGCTGAGAAAACGCACTTGTCTGCTAGGTAGTGCACTAAATCGGTAATGACTTTTGGTTGTACGCCACGAATAGCACAACTCTCAAGCCAGCGATTGAGTCGATGGGCTACTGGTTCGTAGTCTTCAAGATTGAACGCCATTGGAGTAAAGCCTTTCTAGTCGGTCACATTCTTTTTCGAGTTCTCTGATTGTTTTCATCATGCCTTGCGCTGCGTGTTCCAGTTTGGCAACTGTTTCTTTGCAGGCTGTGATGTTGTCAAGCAGTTCGCATTGGCGACAATCCCTAGTCGGAAACCCAGGCTTCTCTTTGCCTAGATAGCAGTCCTCATGGTGATAGTTGACCATCAGATGAGACCTTTTGCGTGTAGGTCTGATGCTTGCTTTGCAGCGTCCAGAATCATTTGTGCTAGTGCGTTCGGGTCGTCCTTCTTGACGACTGACAGTTTGCCGATTGCATACTCGACGGCTTGACGTTCTTCGAAACGCATTTGCATTTCTAACTTGACGGCCAAGTGACCCAAGATTTGTAGTGCTTCTGAATGTGTCATTGTTTCCCTCACTGACTCGATGCGCTATTTGCAGCGCCGTATTTTTATAACAGATGGGTGGTTGGATTTGCAAAGTTGGTCGTTGAGGCCGTTGCAGTTGTTCTTTATAGCCCCCCAGCCGTACAGCCCGACCGGGTAGCGATAGCGACCATTCTCGGTGTGGCCTTTGTAGGCAATCCGATCTACAACTCTTGCTTGCTGAGCAAAGGTTAGGAGGTGCGCTTTACGGTCTGAAGTGTGCGCCCAGTTGTTCCACGTTTGCCTGTAAATGCCAAAAGCAGACACATACGAGCGTGTGCGATGCTGCGTATTATTGCCAGTCTCGCACTGCGCTAAACTGATGTACCACTTTTTAGGCATGGGGTGATTCCAGTCTTCTTTTGCAGCTGCTGGTGCTGGAGCGAGTAGGGCAATGAATAGCGTGAAAGCCATAATGAATTTTGTCAACCTGCAGAATCTTTGTTTGGCAATCCCCAAGTTCCCCGATGGTGCCGGGTGGCCTAGTGGCCTGAACTATCAGATTTGGGTTGTGTCAAGTATTACCGATTTATGTGGCTAGGTGGCGAATGCGACCCTAGGCGCAGGAGGGAAACACGCCACGCCTAGAGCCTGTCAGAGTTGGCTATGCCTTGTCTGAGTTGGGTTTGGGGAGTGAACGCCATGCTTCTTCCATGGCTTTGCTGTCAGTGGCTAGGCGCATTTCCAATTCGAAATGTAGCCACGCCCCCCCAAAAGAACCTGCGTTGTCTGTTTTGTTGAAAATTTTGACGCCCTTTGTGCCTTCTCCACGGCTACATCTGTAGCCCCTCCCATACGCCGTTTGGTCGCTGTCAGGCTGTTTGGGGTCTCTATAGGCGTAGTCGTGCAGTTCGCACAGTCCTAGGGCTTCTGAGTGCTCAATGAGCCAATCCCACAGTTCTTTAGCCTGTGCACGGCCTGCTCTGGTCTTGGGATAGCCCACGTCGCCAGCCACACCCAAGGAATGTGTGCTGAGGGTTTTGCCTCCACGAATGTTGCGCACTACCCATGTGCCCAAATTGGTGAATGACGGATAGCGCCGTAGGCAGAGCTGCATAAACTTTTCTGTTCCTGCCAGTTTGCCTGTGCCGGGTTCGGTCACCGGGTAGTAGGGGTATTTACGAGGCACGGCCAAATGCCTTGTCTGCTGAGTTGAAGTAGCGCATCGCTGTTGGAATGGCTGCAGCCCAGATTGCGTTGAGCGTCGCTGTGGGGCTTTGTGTTGCTGTGTATGTAGCGACAGCACTGGCGAGCAATGAGCGTCCGTAGGAGGCTAGGAGAGCCTTCTGTGAGGGTGTGAGGTTGAGGGTCATTCTGTGTCCTTTGGTGGTTGTTTGGCTGGCGCTTTGAGACCGTTCGATGCGAGCAATGATGACAGCGCCCCTGAGAGAAAGAGCATCATTGGACTGAGGAGCGCCCACGCCGATTTGTCATTTTCCGAGATTTCGAGAGGCTGTACGACAAATAGCAATCCGAACAGCAGAGCCCCTGTAGATGCCACAAATGTGATCGACAATGTGATGCCCACGATCAAAATTAGTCGGGCTTTGATTTCGTCGTTTGTGTATCGCCTTCTAGCCACAGCGACCACCACCAATTTGAACTGTGGTTTCTACTGCACCGGGTGCTTTGTTTTTGATGCGTTCGCAGTTCACTCTTGTACGGTCTGAGCAGGCTGTAAGAGTGATGGCGAGCAGGCTCATCAGGGCTAGGCGTTTCATCTTGCACCTAAATCAAACAGTGCAAAGTTGCATGCAAAAGTCGAAGCATCAGCGTAATTGTTTACATTGTTTGTGCCTGATTTGCTCATCTGAATTTTGATGGTGTGGCTGGCCGATGTGGTTGTGAAAAGGTATTGACCAGGGCTTGAGTCAATGATGTTCAACGTGGTGAAGTTTCTACGGTTTTGCCACACTGCTGTTCCGTCAAGCACTATCAGTTGATTTGATGAGTCGCCTGCGCTGCCATATGGGTTTAGGTTGAACTGTGCCATATACACACGGCCTGCTATGGCTGTCCAAGTGATTGACAGACCTGTTATGTCTGTGGCTGTGTTGATTCCTGTTTGCGCTGTAGTGCCTGATTTGTAATCAACTACGCCAAATGGCATGTTGTTTTGTTGTGTAGCCGTAAGCACTTGGCCAGTTGTGAATGTCGTGTTTAGAGGCATGTTTAGTATCCTAATCTGTTGTAATCGAGCGTGCCGAACACCGTGTCATTGAGTATCAGGTAAGCGTTGAGGTCTGCACCCGACAGGTAATAGGTGTAACGACTTGACTCAGGGGTTGCCGTCACACTAATTCCCTCAACCACAGACTGATAAACAGTGCCACGAAAAGTAACGCTAACTCGTGCGCCAATCATCTCGCCCAGCTGCGACAAGCCCATTTTGTCAAGTTTGAAAGATGACTGTGCCTCAGCCAAACAAGACACAGAAGTCAGCGCAAACTCTTGAGTTTGGTATTGGCTTAGCAGAAAGTTGGCTTGGTCAAGAGCCTGACTAGCCGAAGCCGAAAGAGTGTTTACTGCGTATGTTCGGTACGGCTTCACGGCTGCAGTTTTAGTGACAGTCTGGGCTGCATAATCTGCCGGATCAACAGTGACCTGAGTAAAAAAGTTGTCTGACAATGAACCAAATGTTGCTTGGTCATAAACCTGATTAGTGGCGTTGTTAGCAACATCAGAAAAGTTCACTGTGCAAGTGGTTTGGTTGAATGGGCCTCTAAGAACAATGCCCTCAACTTGTTGGCTGTCAACCATACGGCCATTAGTTGTAACCAAAACAGAGTTTATCCAGTCGCCCCAACTTGAACTAATAGTTGCTGCGCCCATTGATGGGTTGAAAGTCTGCGATACATTTATCAGGGTTTCGGTATTCATGTTCGACAGTTGTGCGTTTAGCAAGCCAGCACCCATTGCGTAAGAGTTGCCCTGCATACGAGAAGCTGAAGCAAAATAACCCTCAATTGTCACATTGAGATAATCGGCGTTGCCAACACTGCCTGCATACGGAATGCCATAACTAACATTGACATCTTTGATAGTCCCAAAATATGCCGAATAATACGGGTCGGTTGTGTTTGGGCTTTGAATGCGAATGTAAGTGCCAGACACCATTGCAGCAATTGGGCTGGCATATCCGTTTGGGTATCGAATAGTTAGAGACGCTGTAGATGCGCTGTATTGGTCAAGCATTGCCTGACGACCAATGTTGATATTGATGGCTTGCACATTAGACAGCGTTGTCCATGTGCTTTTGTCTGTTGAATACTGAACAATGTAAGACAGAGGCATTAGAAAGCGTTACTAATCTTGATAGGCACGCTGCCGTTCTGCCTCATGTAAGTACGCAGAGCCTGCACCACAGCGTTAGGGTCGCCACCGTTCACATGAATAGTCACATTATTGCCACCACCCATCTGGCCCATGCGATCTAATGGAATTACAGCCTCAGGGCCTTTCTCACCAATCATGGCTAGGGTTGCGCTAGTGACGATGCCACCCTCAGCCAGCATCGGAATGTTAGGAACATCGAAGCCTTTGCCACCGAGGCCAGGCACCCAGCTCGGAACCTTGAACGAGAGTTTGCCGATGGTGTTATTCCAGAGGCTTGCGATGCCATTGAAAATGCCTTTGTAAAAGCCGTAAAGCGTTTCAAAATAGCCTTTGATTACACCAATACTGACCGATACAACTGTTTTTATAACACTGAAAACGCTGTCCACAATGTTGCGAAAGCCCTCAAACTTTTTGTATGCCAGCACCAGGCCAGCAATAAGAGCAACCACAGCAATAACTACAAGTGCAATTGGGTTGAGAGCCATAACCAGGTTGAACGCTGCAGTGGCCACTGTCGCTGCAATCGTGTATGCAGCTTGCAGTTTTAGGTAGGCGTTGTAGGCCAGAATGACACCAGCAAGAGTGCCGATAACACCAGCCACAGCCAAAAAGGCTGTGCTGTTCTCTGCTGCGAAATTAGCCAGACTAGAAAGCACCGGCAGTACAGCCTGTATTGCTGGCATGAGTGCAGCACCGATTGACTCTTTGGTTTCTTGCAGGCTGATGCTGAGGCGCTTGAATTGCCCCTGGGCAGTGTTTGCAGCTGTCGATGCAGCGCCACCTGTGGCTGTGCCGATGGCGTACATGACATCCTCAAACGATGCACCGTCCTCGATCATCTGGCGATACTCAGGTGCCAACTTGGCTAGAGCCTTGAGATTTCCACCGTAAGCCCGTTCCAAAGTTTTAGTTACTGAGGCCAATGGCACGCCTTTTTGGGCAGCGAGATCCATAGCAGCCGTTGCTAATTTTTGTGCTTCACTGACTGAGCCTGTAGCCCTCACGAGTCCAGCCAAAGCAGGGCGTAGCTCATCATCAGTAATGCCGAGCAGTTTGCCTTGTGCGCTAATCCAGCCTTCCACGCTGGCAATCTGTTTAGAGTTAGCACCTGTTGTGGCTGTGAGCTGGCGCGCCAGCTCTTGCTGTGCTGCATCGTCCTCGATGGCTGCTTTAGTTGCGTCACCTAAAGCAACTGCTAAAGCGCCTACTGCTGCAGCTGCAGGTAGCGCTGCCTTCTTAAGGGCGAAATTTGCTTTGGCTCCCACGGTGCCGAGGCTCTGAAATTCCTTCACTGCACGGTCAATTCCCTTCGAATTGAACTCGCTCACGATTGGTATGTAAACAGCCATCAGCCGAGTGTCCTGTTCACCTGGTTGAGCACTTGCTCAATGGCTTGCAAAATGTCTTTAGTGGCTTGACCATAAATGTATTCACGCTCACGCCACATGCCACGCTGGGCAGGGCCGTAAGCATTGGTGAGGTATGCAGAGAATTGGCCAGAGTCGCCACGCAAACCTGCCATGTCAAAGATTGCACCGGCAGCGTCTTTCTGTAGCAAGGTCACAAGAGGCGATGAGCCACGCTGGCTACGGCCACCCACCTGAATGGTTACACCCTTGCGCACTTTCTTAGGGTCATACGAGAGGCGACCTGTGCCCTTCTTAGACGGTGCCATACCTGATAGGGGTGGCTGTGCAGGGTAAGTCATTGAGACGCGACTAACCATCTCGGCACCACTGGCCTTGATCTGGTTCACAGCTTTGAACTTGGTTTTGCTGTCAATCTTTTGCAGTTCAGCCAGCGCTGCCTTCAGGCCATAAATCTCGGTGCTTGCTGTAACGCTCATTTGGCCTTTTTCCTCTGCTCATTAATGATACTAATGCAGGTGTTCAGGTCGGGTACATCAAACTCTATTTGTGGTGGCCACCAGCCACACTCGACTAGCAGTGTTGCTAGGGAATGTCGGTAGGTGCCACCTCGGTAGGGTTTGCATCTGGTTGCTCGATTACCTCAAGATTGACAAGCTGCTTTATGAAGTCGTCAAGCATAAGAGGCACTGTCACTGCACCTTGCTGTTTGCTTGCCTCGTGAGCCATGTATGCCAAGTCCTCAATACCGAGGCCACCATCTTGTATCTGGCTAATTTTGCGCTTGTATTTGCGCTCCCACATAACGATGGTGTAGAGGTTCGTGGTAACTGTGTAGTCACCCGAGCCGATGTTTACTCGCATGGTTAGTTGCATGTCGGGCCTGCTTTCTATTTAGGGTTTAGGGCGATGTGATGTCGCGTGCGAATGTTCCACCGGTAAAAGTTACCTCAATCATTGAGAGCTCACCGTAGGAGCCTGTGATTGGTGTAAACGATGAGAGCATGGTGTTTGTGATGGTGTACTCAGGGTTTGACGCTGACTCGGTAGCACCTGCAGGTGAAATAACGATTGTTGAGGTACCTGTGCCAAGCGCAGTAAAAAGAGTTTGCTCAATTGAGGTTGCACCGTAGTAGGCGTAGCAAGTCAATGTAACTTCGCACTGTTGGAGCCCCTTCACGAAATAATGGGCAACATCTCCGAAGCTAGTGCTCTCCAAACTGTCATAGCCCACCGAAATTGAAGCCGATGAAGTTACCGAGGTTGCGTCAAACACTGTGCCAGATGTGGCAGGCGTAATTGTCACTGTTGGGTTTGTGAGATAGGTGGTAGTGCTGGTGGCCATTTTCAGTCCTTTGATGTTAGGTGTTGTCGGCCACCAGTGATGCTTTTATTATGTCAGATTTTACTAGAGCAGGTGAGCATTATAGGTATGCAGCCTGCAGGGATATTTGTAGATCATAGGCAGGGAAGTCTTGCCCACCGATACTGGCAAGCCCTGGCCTGCCATCGGTCACTGCAACATTCTTATCGAGTAGTGCAGCTGCGATTGCGAGCAATGGCCTGAGGGTATCTAGGTTGCCTGGGCCTATGCCGATGACGCGCACAGGAAAACTCATAGTGACAATTTTGTTATTGAAAGCTTGAAAGGTTGGGGCATCAATAAAACAGCAGTTGCTGTTGAGGTTTCGAGGGTCTGTCACAACTCGCAAGCCACTAATCGTGGCTAGCGTGGTGGCTAAGTCGTCTATGGCCTCATTGAACAGGTCTGTGTAAGCCATCACGCAACAGCAGGCCTATCAATACCTAGCAACTGTTTCACCATTGGTGTGAACGCATTGGTGGTAATTGCTTGGCCCATAGCATCAAAGCTTGCAAACTGGTCGATGCTGCCACGCTGCCTAAAATAAGCGCCACATAGCATTATTGTCCCGAGCGTGCAATCACCCGATGGGCTAGTTGCAAGCGCATCGTAATAGCCTGCCTCTTGCCTACGCCGATAGGCGACCTGATTACCGGCAGAAACGCACTGTGCCAAAAAGGTTGTCTCATCGGCACTAGGGCTAGTAAGGCCGAGCCACAGCTGAACCTGTGCGCTGGTCACCCAGGTGCAAGTTTGCGTATAGGTCAGGGTGCCAGGAGGGATTGCTGCAGAGCGTTCTAAAGCATCATCAGCGTCATAAAACAACACCTGATTAGGTAAAGAAACATTTGCATCAAGCAAAATGTCGCCTTCAGTATCTACACCGATATACAAATACTTTGGCAAAGCATAAACAGTGTGTGTGCCGTTTAGGCCGTGGCCAAGACCAGCAAGAGTAATGCTTTCACCTATGGCAATGTCGGTTGCCTCAAGTGTTTGTACTACAGCGTAATTGTCTAAACGCTGATGAAATATGACGCTATAAACAGCCATGATTGGCTATCGCCTTTCGGACTAAGCGACTGTTACTGATTGAACGAAGCGTGAACCTGCAGTTGCATCTGTTGCGTCTTGGAAGAAAGTAGCAAAGTAGCCGTAGTAGGTAAATGTGCGTCCGAGCAAGTCTGGGTTATCAACTGACATGATGCCGCGTACTTGTTCGTACAGTTCTACAGCTGGTGCGTGAACTACAAGCATGGTGCCTGCTGCAAGGTTGCCATCAACCAAGATTTCCAAGCCCATTGGGTTCATACCTGACCATGAAGCAGCAGAGCCAGCGCCAAGCGTGTTCTGACCGATGAGGCCAGGTGCGCCGATTGCTGGGAACAACGGACGGTTAGTCGAGTCAAGTTGGCCACCCAATTTTTGCCATACATCTACAGACGCGATGAGATGGGTTGCAAACAAGTTGGTGGAGTTTGAAATGTTGTATGCGCAACCGTAAAGTGCGTTCATCAAACTTGTTGGGTTACCTGCAGTAACAGTCCAAGTAAAACCACTGGTCTGCTTATTAGCGTTCAATGCTGTACAAGCGATTGTGTCCGTGGCCTTCATGTACTGACCTGAAAGGTCGTTCAAGATAGTGCCCATTGCTTCAGGCGATGTGAAGTCCATGTCCTGTTGGGAGATAAAAATCGACCCAGCTACGGTACTTTTTGTGACCGTATTTGCGCTCAAAGTCATTTTTTGGCTATCAACCTGATCGCCTTCAGTCTGCACTGCAGCTGAAGTGTGCTGAGTGATGATTGGGCGAATGAAACTCTTAGATGGTGCGCCTGGCATAGCGCGTACACCGATACCAGAAACTACAGGCCTGATGAAGTTGTAGTTTTGGAAAACAGGACCGAGCACAACATTGCTCAGGAGGCCTGGAGTATCCGTTGTAAGGTTTTCGGCGCTTGCAGCTTGAAGTGCTGTCTGGTTCTTTTGTGCAGCAGCTTTTACTGCTTCATTTACCTTGCGGAATGTGTCGCCACCAATGTGGTATGCGGCCATAAACTCGCCTGGTGTTGGCATAGCAAATTCGCGTTTTGGCTGAGCAAAAACTGGCGATGCTTCGATGACTTCTGGGGCTGGGGTGTCTGACACTGGGTTCTCCTGTGGCTCGATGGGTTCAGGAGTGTCGGCTTCCTCTTTTGTATTATCGCTTATTTCCTCATCAGATGTGGGGATACTCGCTGCAACATCTGTAATGGTAGCACCGCTGAATGCTGGCTGTGGCACTAAAGAGAGCTCTTGCCAGTCGGCTGCTTCAACAATCATCACGCCTTCCTCGTTGTAAGAAAACTTTGTTGGGTTCACGCCTACTGACACCGAGTCAAGTACACCGTCTGCTGCCAAAATAAGTGCTTCATCGCCTAACGCGGTTGTGCTGACTTTGGCTGTGAAGTACATAGCCTCTGGGCTGTCTGCACGCTCAGTCACAAGGCCGATGGCCTGGGTGCTGTCGTGACTCATGTAGAGCTTTGGGTTTTTACCGTCTGTTGGCAAAGAGCCAGGCAGAAAAGTAACCGTCTGTCCGCCTGAGACTGTGGCCTCGACATTGTATGGAAGTGCAATACCGGTGATGGTGCGCTTAGGGCTTCCATCTTGGGCTGCATCTATTGAGAATGTTGAGCTGGTGAAACGGATCATGCTAGAGACTCCTGGGTATTTTCTTGTATTTCGGTGTCGGGCATTTTATCTGCTACATAGTTTTCTTCTAGGTAGCTGTCGGTATCAAACTTTACATAAGTTCCGCGAGGCAAAACATTGTTCATTGACAATGTGCTGGCAATGCAATCGGCGTATGGCTTGACACCAAAAATGTAAAGGTCGGCGCGTGATTGCTCACTGCTCGTGTAGGCATAGGCACCAGTGGCTACGCCTACAAGGTAAGGCGGGACACCGCATAGGCGCGCCAGATCTAGTGCTGAATACTGTGCTGACTCAATCATAAGCATCTTGTCAGGGGTGGCGGTGCTGGCCTCGTAAGTCAAAAACTCGTTTAGTACAGCGGTTTGGCTAGTAAGTCGAGCCTGCTGAAACGCTGCGCCAATATCAGATAGTTCTTGTGCGCTCAAAGGCTCGCCACCAGTTTGCTTCAGAACGCCAGACGGCAGGCTACTCTGAGCATTTTTGTACCTTGAGGCTTCCACCTTGATTGCTGTGGCAATGGTTTGCTCTGAGCTGTAAACAATGCCTTGAATAGGGCTAAGAAATTGCACAACATCTCGATAGTCAAGCTCTTGACCTGAGAAGCTAATCGATTTAGATGGGTGATAAAAAACTGGGCCTTGCTCGTCCAAAGTTGTAATGGAGCCCATTGGTAAACGCTGAAATTTTGTTGGGTAGCCATCAGCGGTGCGCTCGAGTACATACCACATAGCCCTGCCGTAAAATAGCAAATCGTCCAGCGTCCAAGCCATCAAGAAGTTGTAAGTAACTGCAGGGTCTGGTTGGCGTAGCCATGACCGTGGCGCTAATGGAATTTCTTCCATTTCGCCTGTGGCATCGTTGAACATTTCGCCGTACATTTTCAACGGCATACAACCAATAACTGAGGCGAGCAGGTCACGCGATCTGGACACTGTTGCCAGGCTCATTGCGCGGTTGCGCTCCATACCTGATTGATAGTTATAGAAGTTTTCTATGGGGTTAGTGCTGTTGCCTGCCGGTGCATATCCGACAGCGGCCTGCACTGATGGTGTAGAGATAGCTGCTTTAGTTACTGGCTTATTGAAAAGACCCATAGCGGGATTATCTCACATTTTCTAGGTGGGGGGTGGCACTGCCCTGAACAATTCCCGACAGAAAGCCCAGAGCAGTACCAAAGCAATCTTAGCGATTTACAACTACGAGCACAGGCTTACCACCTTGTTTTGGTCGAGAGGCAAGTGCAGCTGCAAATATGGTGAGGCGTGCTAGCTCGACAGGGCCAGGTGAACGCTTACTGCTAATCACGAGTGAGTTCTGCTGGGTGACTGCTACTGCTCTGTTCATTTGTTCAGCAAGGTTTTGTTGGCCCTGGTGCACAAGTCTGCCATCGTTTATCATGCCCTTGACTAGTGATGTGTAGCGCATCAGCTCGCCATAGCCCACAACTTTTTTACGCCTCTCCAAAGACAGTGGCACATGGTTTTCTAATGGTGGTGTCACAGCCAACATAATCGAGGGGTTTTCGCAGGCCTTCAATAGAGCCTGTTGCATCTCAGGCAGTGAGCCAACTACAAACTCAACCGTGATATGTGCAACCCCAACATCATCTACGGCAGCGCGAACAGCAGAATAGCGAGAGCCATCGATACTTGTGTCCACGGCTATCCAGCCTCCCTCGGGCCCAGGGATATCAGAAAGGCACTGCTCCCATTCGCCAGGTTGCAACCAGCAAGCATCGGCATTGACAAACTGGTTGAGTGAGCCACGCAAGAAAGATGATCTGTCAGGGTGCTCAGCATCGGCTAGTAAAGACTCCAACTCGAGTGTGACACCGAGCGCTGGGTTAGCCCAGCCCCACCAGCGTGTATCCATAACATCAACCCCTGGTGGTGGCGACCATTCAGCAAAGTAAAACTGCCCCTGACGCTTGTCATCAATCAGTTGCAAACCTTGCTCTCGATAGCGCAACATTGCAACGGAAGCCTCAGTACCGGCAGTCGAGGTCATCAACATGATCGGTGAGCCACCAGCTGTGCGCATGTTGCGTGCCTTCATCGTAGGCCTAAGAGAATGGGCGAGCACATTGTCCTCAACTGCGTACACCTCGTCCACCCAAATAAAATCTGCGCTGAGACCCATACCTGCTGAGGGTGTCGCAGCCTTGACCAGCCACCGTGAACCATCTGGCATGTCGCAAGTGTTACGGCCATACGCACGCTTCAATGTTGCGCCAAAATACTCCTGCAGTTACTTACAACTTCTTGATGGCTTGGACGCTGGACGATTTGCTATTTTACGGCAGGGCTATGTGGTATGTACTCGAGCGCACCGCTGATGGCT